ACTTCCACCGGACAAAGCACAGCATACACCTTGGCGTCAACAGCTGACGCCGCTTTTTTATCAAATATTCAAACGGTGTACAATGAAGTGCGAGTTGGTATCGGTGGTTTGCAAAGTGTCGTCAAAGTGTCGGCAAATGCACGTCCACCTGTGATATATGTCGGTAACTCACCATCAGGGTTTGATTACACAACGACTAATCCAGGTGGAGTGCTCTTACGGAACTCAACGCGCATGGTTAATGGATACTATGCGCGCGTGTCGTGGACTCCCAATAATATTGAGAATTCCTCGACCTTTACAACCAGTGCGCTGTCGACTGGTACACCAAATGCTGATAATCAGCCGTTTATTATGTTTATTGGTGTCGATCCAACAGTTGGCAATTCTCGAATTACTACTAACTGGTTAATACAAACTGAAGCACTGCGTAAGCCGGATCAACAATTTCATGGTGCTCCATTAGGTGAGAATGCACAAAATGCGCGAGTTTCATACGACACCTCGCAGTTGTATGAGCACCTTGATTCGGCGTTCAAATGGGCGAGCTCTTCACATGGTACGTCAATGATGCAAGCTGCGGCTGGTATAGCATCTATGTTTTGGAAGAGCGATAGACCAATTCAGCCACCGGGGATTGACCTCGTTGATGAAGCGAAAAGTGAGTCGTACACGGTCTACACCAAGTTTGGCCAGTTCGCCACGTTTAGCGAACGGGAAATAAAAGAACAGTTAAAGTCGGGCGCTTTGTCGGTTGTGTGCCCGCCTGGCCAATTAGCTTGGTTCGAAATGAAATACCCATTAACACTGGAAAAACCAATTATACAACCTCCACGCTATGCGTGTTCAAAATCTCAGGATGGACAATTGTTATTGCGTTTATCTGCCGTGCAGCCCAAATACACGGAAGATGAAGACTTGGTCACCTGCACAGGGTGCGGTCAACTTTCACAAAAAGTGTGTTGTGATGAGTGTCTCCGAAACCGTGCGGAAATGAAGTTACAAGATGACCTTGGCGTGCAATCTGTTGATTCCACACCTGAGTCCGTGCGACGTCAGCTTGAAAATTTGAAGCTACAGCTGACTGGAAAGTATCCTATCCAAGCACGAGGCTTCGTCCCTGAAAAGGGCCCATTTCTGGAGATTAGTCGCTCTCTCCAGAATGTTGGGAATGCTTAATTTGCGACTAACGCTGCCCCCACCCTTTGAGGAGTAAAAACTTATAATGTTACTGCAAGCTCTCAAGGATAACAACCAGTGGAACATCGATAAATAAATGTTCATTATGAATTGGGAG